TGGACCATCTAATAGTGGACGAGGCTGCAAGAGAAAAAATGCGGAATCATTTTGCCAACATGGACAAGCGCTATGAAAGCATGCTCAACAAAAACAATTTGACCCGGACTCAAATCACTACCATCATTGTGAACGACCATCATTTCACAAAATGCACGAACTGGGAGAACAATTTCGAGGTCGTTGCTTGGAGAAAATGGAAAAAATACGGAAAACTACCACCCGTCAAAAATCAATACATTCATGGCTAATCTCAAAGACCTCATCCGGGAATACGTCGATGGCCCAAAAGCGCTGGACAGAATCGACGAAATCAAGACATGGCTACACGAAATGTCGCCGGTCAAACAACCAATCAACCTCGTGCGATGGGTAGACATCAACAAGGTTCAGGCTAACGATTACAATCCAAATTCGGTCGCCTCGAAAGAAATGGGATTGTTGTACACCAGTATTTTGCACGACGGCTACACTCAACCGGTCGTGACCATTTACGACCAAGAACTTGACAAGTACATTATCGTCGATGGATTCCATAGGTATCACACCTGCAAAAACAATTTGAACATCCTGCAAAGGAATCATGGCCGGCTTCCCATCGTTGTAATAGACAAAAACATCAATGACCGGATGGCCGCAACTGTCAGACACAACCGGGCAAGGGGTAGTCATTCGGTCACGGGCATGAGTTCTATGGTCTACAAAATGCTCAAAAACGGCTGGAAAAACGAGGACATTTGCAATGAATTGGGGATGGAACCTGAAGAATTGCTACGCCTCAAGCACATTACCGGATTTTCAAAATTGTTCGCCAACAAGCAACATTCTCAAGCGTGGAAAACGCCCGAAATGATTAAGCTGGAACACAAGCCTAAAAACCATGTGGGATGACATTGTATCATGGGAAGACGAACCCGACAAGGATTCACAGCCCAGCGACCCGGACGAACATTTGCCGGGCGAGAAAAAAATCAAGCGCCGGACCACGGCTGCAATCAATCGGTCCGACCGGCACCTATACAGACGGGCCTTCAGCGAAACCCAATTACTCGATGCCATCGGTCTCGACCTAAAGGAAGGGGATAGCTGGCATTGCATAACGGCCGGCGACGTGGACGCGCTGTCTTATCTCAAAATAGTGCTGCGGCATCAATCGTTGGACCATTGCCTATTCAGCACATGGTGCATGGCCGCTGAAGACATTTTGACCTTTGACGAATGGCTCGAATCCGGGACCATTAAAAAACTGGACGCCTATGTAGGCGAGATTTTTCCGAATCAATACAAAATCGAATGGAGGATGCTGCAAGACATGTTCGCCAAATATCAATGCGGGCGGATAGCTGTATTCAAAAACCACTCGAAAATTTTTGCTGGCACCGGCCCGAAATGGGCTTTCGGCATTGAAACGTCAGCAAACATCAATACCAACCCTCGAACAGAAAACGGAGTAATTACAATCAACAGCGATTTGTACCAATTCTACAAGGACTATTTCGACGGAATCAAATCATTTGTCTAACCTATGAGCAACCCGACCGAACCCGAAACGCTGGACGAAATTGGACACCGGAAAAAAGCGATGATTGAAGCGATGGAAAAATCGTTAGGCATCGTAACCACAGCTTGCAAAATGGTGGGGATTTCGCGGCAGACCCATTACAACTGGATAGCAGAAGACCCTGCGTACCGGAACGCCGTGAATGAATTGGCAGACATGGTAGTCGATTTCGCGGAATCACAGCTACACAAGCTGATTAAGGATGGGAATGTGGCGTCAGTATTATTCTACCTCAAGACCAAGGGGAAACATCGAGGCTATGTCGAAACGACGGAATTGCACGTTCAAGAGAAAAAGCCTTTGACATGGTTCACGGATGAAGCGTAAACTGGCGAAATCCTATTACGATGTCATCGGTTGCTCATCCCGGATTCAAATTCACCAAGGCGGAACCCGGTCAGGCAAAACCTATTCGATTTGTTTGGCATTGATAGAACTGTGCTGGCGAAACGAAAACGCCGGCATGGTCATCACGATTTGCAGAAAAACCGGCCCGGCGCTGTCGGCTACAGTGATGCGCGATTTCTTCAGCATTCTGGAAGCGGAAGGCATTTATGACCAATCAAACCACCATCGAGGAAATTGGACCTATGTCTTGTATGGCAATTTCGTGGAATTCATTTCGGTAGACCAAGCCCAAAAATTGCGGGGCCGGAAACGGGATATTGTTTTCATCAATGAGGCTAACGAAATCTCCTACGAGGACTGGCAGCAAATCATCATGCGGACCACAAACCGAGTCATCATTGACTACAACCCGTCAATGGAATACCATTGGATATACGAGCGTGTGATTCCTCGAGAGGACGCTACATTTTTCAAATCCACGTACCTCGACAATCCATTCCTTGAGCGGCCGGTCATCGACGAAATCGAACGTCTGCAAAAAGCTGACCCTCAATACTGGCAAGTGTACGGGTTGGGCGAACGAGGCGTCTCAATGGCAACGATATTCACCCATTGGGAGGAAATAGAAACCATACCGACCGAATACCGATTCAAGGGTCTTGGGCTGGATTGGGGATATACTAACGACCCGACCGCAATCGTAGCCCTATACACTAACGGCCACGATTGGATTCTCGATGAACGCTTGCACAAAACCCGGATGACCAACGCAGACATTTCGGAATTTCTACGAGGCGACGGGTGGACAAGGACTACAACAATCATTGCGGATTCCGCTGAACCAAAATCCATCGACTACCTACACGCTTTAGGATGGAACGTTCACCCGGCACGTAAAGGCGCCGATTCTGTGAGGGCCGGCATTGATTACATGAAATCGAGAAAAATCTACGTCACGGCAACGTCATTGAACGGCATCAAAGAACTACGGAACTACAAGTGGAAGGAAGACAAAAATGGGCAAGTCCTAAACGAACCAGTCGATGCATTCAATCACTTCATAGACGCTGCCCGGTACGGCATCATGCATCACGCCTCAAACCCCAGCTACGGCAAATACGTCTTCGGGTAAAAAAAAATATGCGTTGAATGTTGGAAAATTAAAAACGTTTCGTATATTTGGGTATGGAAAACGCTGCACAAATTTCAACCGCCCGCTACCGGGCCGCTTATGGAAAAAAACCTCGTGGCCTTGGCTTGTGGTATTTCTCCTACAATGACCGGGGCTTGGGCATTGCCACAATCACTCCCGGCATTCCGATGAATTACGTTGACGCGTCCGCTTGGGCGATTGCTACGGCCGGCCGGAACACTCGAATCGAATTACTCCCCTAATCCAATAACACATGGAAAACCTTGCAACCTTGAACGACGCTATGGAAAACGAAATTTTGAACGCCCTTGCTGGCATGACCATTATTGACCTCGTTTATCACCTGAACGACGTCGCTCGCAAAATCGGCCAACTGGACGAAAAAATGCGGATGTCTAAGGCGCTCCACGGAACGACCAAAACGCGTGAACATCAGGAAATGGTCGTGCGCCACACAGAACTGAATTCGTGGGCCTATGCGGTCCGTCAAAAATTATTGTCACTTGCAACCGACAAAATCTAACCCTATGCAAATTTTTCTGAACCGCTCCGATTACGGCGATTTGTTTTGTCTGACCCATATGGAAGACACGTGGAATTATGCACAAACCTACGTCCGGGAAGACCTCCATGCGGCACACCCGCTCATCTACGTCACGACGTTTGAACTCAAAACGTCTTACATGGGCAACACGGACTACAACCGCTGCATGTTGTTTTCGGTCCATCCGGATGACCTACCCAACGTGCGGGAACGGGCGCCTAAATTTGGCATCCTGCCATGGGCCGAATTTCAACGCTACTACGGGCCATGCGGCAAAATCGTGGCGGGCTGTTGATTGTCTAACCCAAACGGACCGGGCTAACCACCCGGTTTTTTTAGCTAAAACCTGACCATGAAAATCGAATTGCCCCTAAATTGGAAGGACTTGCGATTGGGCGAATTGCAAGCGTACATGACGGCGACCACAGACCTTGACCGGTTAACGGCATTGACGAATGTTCCACGTGAAACGCTGGAGAAAATACCGGCCGGCGACATCCGAAAGGCCTATAAGCACATGGCAAAATTGATGTCATCGGAGACCTACAAATTTGAACCCATATTGCTGATAGACGGGGTACGCTACGGCATCATTCCGGATTGGCGAGAATTCAGTTTGGGCGAATGGATTGACGCCAACGAGTACTTGGCCGATTTGTGGCCTAACGCTCACAAGCTAATGGCGTTGCTGTACCGGCCGGTGAAATGGGAATTGCGAGGCAATTACGGCATTGAGGCGTACACTGCCAAGGAAAACCCGGAACCGTTCAAGAACCTATCGGCGGAACATTTGTCGGGGGCAGTTCTTTTTTTTTGGGCTATAGGAACGAAACAACCGACCGATTCGCGGTGGTCTTCGATGGCGGGCCGTCTAACGAGTTTCTGGGGAAATGGCGGTGGTATCACACGCTGTACGAATTGGCTCAAGAAAACATTCTACAAATCGAACCAATCACCCGATTGAATGCGGAAGTAATTTTTCAGCATTTAGCCTACATGAAGGATAGGGCAATCGCAATCAAAAATGGTCAGCTTAAATAATATCACCGACGCGCTCAAAGCATTCGGCGACGGGCATCCAATGGTCCAGCGCTATACGATAGGGCTGCCGTCCGATTTGGATGCGGCAAAAAACACAAGCTACCCATTGATGCACGTCATCTACGAAGGGGCGACGTACCCCACCGGGTTGAAAACCTATTCCTTCCAAATCATTTTGTTAGGCCGGACATCGGAATTAAACGCAACCGATGAGGCTATCCGGTTGGTTTCGGATTTGGAACAAATCGCTGAAGACCTTGTGGCCGACATCACCACCGGGCATGTTTATTTCCAGTTTGAGGAATCATACGAAACCAGCAACGCGAACGTAAGCCCTTTGTTTGATTCTGAACGGAACATTGCATCAGGCTGCATTTTAAGCCTATCCATTGACGTTCCATTCGCCCACAATGCATGTATAGCACCAGTATAAATTGGGGGCATTTCATAGCCGCTATGCATGCATACGGGGAATCCACCCGGGATGCAGCCAAACGTAATTTAGGCTCCCGTGGCCGGGGGCCGAACAAAACGTGGGGAGTAACTAAAAACCGGACCCTGCAAAAATCGTTGCAATACACCCTCATCGTAGAAAACGACGGGACCATTCGCATGACACTTGAAGCCACGGGGCCGGCCCGGGCCTACGGCAAATTCGTCGAAATGGGAGTGTCAGGAACGGCGACCAAATACGACACGCCCTTCCAGTACACCAACAAAATGCCACCGATTGACAGCATTCTTGAGTGGATGAATCTGAAACCGGTCCGGTTACGAGACCTCAAATCCGGGCGATTCGTAAAAGCCACTCCCGAGTTGAAGCGGGCAACGGCATTCCGCATCGCAAAGGCTATCAAACGGGACGGGGTGCCTCCATTGCGATTTGCCGAGGAGGGCATTGAGTACGCCCGGGAAAAACATCGCCGGCTGTTAGGACACGCTGCGGCAATGGACGTCATGGTTTACATGAGAAACAATCTGAACGAAATACCCAAACTGTAATGGCGGTTTCCATCACATCGAACGCTACGGCTTTTGGCCGGAACGCTCAATCCATGATATTCACGTTGTCAGAATCGACGCTGCCCTTGTCGGCCGATTACAAATTCGTCGTGCAAGTTCTGTTAGGCGCGACCGAAATCACCAAATTGTATTTAGCCCCTAACGCTGCAGACAAAGCACATTTTGATTTGCGTGGCGTAGTCATGCATTTGACTGAAGCCGACATCATTACGCCGGCCGGAACGTTCCTGCAGGACCAAAACACATGGTTCACTAAATCCAGCCAAATCCGGCAATACACCATCAGCGTAGGGACGTACACCGGCGGAACCGAAACGCTGGGCCTGACGAGCGTGAATCAATACGTCGTAAATGGCTATGCCTACGGAGCCGACAATTTGGAATTGTGGTCGCCAATTACTGAATACGCTTCATCGACGTCCACATCGAAGGTTTGGCTCACGGAACGGACGCGGGAAAACAACCTTATAGAAATTCCCTGCATCAATGACCAGCGAGGGACGATTGCCATTTACAATCACGCTGCATTTGGCTGCGATGCGGACCGGGTGCGATTCACCATTTACAATGGAGCCACCCAGCTTGCCACGTCGGATTGGGCCTTGGCTACATACGGGGGCCAATCGTCAGTCACGACCGCAACTGAAGGCAAATTGTTGCATGTAGCTGCATACCCGTTTAATGTGTCAGGGGCATTGACTGGTCAAGGCATTACGACCAATCGGCCTAACAGCGCGACGTCATGGACCCATTACGAATTGCAGTTGAGGTCTGCCACAGCGGCCAAATCGGTCCCATTGCGATTTGAGAAAATTGATTACGTCTGCAAGAATACGCCGGTTACGTTGGCATGGGCCAACAAGCTTGGCGGGTGGGACCGGTTGTTATTCGACGGCAAGCTGACGTCAAATCACACGGCCGACACGAAGACGTATTGGTCAGATACTGGCACGTGGAATGCGGCAACGTACACTCAATCCTACACTCACCCTCAACGGAAAAATTACGGGGGGACTGCCGATGAGACCTACGAATTACGGGGGGCATGGGCTGATAGGGAATCCTACCGAATCGTGCCATCATTGGTGCGGGCTACGCAGGTCTACGCTTACATCGAATCGACGTGGCATCCGGTTACGCTTGAAACCAAGACCTTGCCGTATGCAATCGACCGGGCATCACGGCGGCAAGAAATTGTAGTGAACATCAAATTAGCAAACCCGACCACATGTTAAGGCTACAAGTCACTGCCAACGATGGAACGCGGCACGTATTAGACCTTTACGAAAATGCGCCGGTGAACCTGAATTACTTGTTCGCCGATTTGCACGACGTCACTCAAATCAGTTCTTCGTACAGCCAAACATTTCGCATTCCGGCAACCGACGTCAATCAAGCTTTATTTGGGCCGGCGGAAAATGCGAACACGTACCCTAACGACCAAGGCTATTATCAAAACAAATGGTCCGCCAAACGGAAGCTGGACGCCCAGTTGACATACGATTCCATTCCGTTAGTCACCGGCTACATCCAGTTCAAAAAAGCTTACATCACGAACCGGGTTCACGCTGAATACGAAATCGTATTTTTTGGAGAAACGTCGCTTGTAGGAAAGGCAATCGGGGACGCCCGGTTAGTTGATTTGGATTGGAGCGGCTACGACCACCAACCGACCTCAACGAACATTTCGGCTTCATGGGCCGGAACGCTATTCACCGGGGACATCCGGTACGCCTTAATAGACCGGGGACAATCGTGGAGTTTTTCGTATCAAAACACAAGCACATTTGAAACGGGCATTTTCTGCACGGAAATGACGCCGTGCATTCGTATCAAAGCGGTGCTTGACAAAATCATGGCAACGGCCGGCTACACCTACACGTCGGATTGGATTGCGACCATGAGCAACGTTTACTTGCCCATTATGGGGCCGGTAGACCGATTGTTTGGAGACCGGGTTGTGGATTATGGCATGCAGCTAAATTTTGCTGGTATTGGAACGGGTTTCAATACCATCGACTTATCAGATTTCAGCAGCTACGATTTAGGTTCCACGTGGAACAACGTAGGCCATTTTTGGACAGCGCCCTTTGCATGCGAAATCACATTAACCATTGAGTATTCATTCACCGTCACTGGGCCTTCAGGACAAGCCCGGATTGCCATCAAAGACACTAACAGCAATACGTACTATTGGTTCCCGGATTGGGTGGCTGTAGGCCAGTCCACGGACCAAACTGTAGATGTCACGTTTCAAATTCCCGCCGGCGAATCATGGAAAATGGTAGCGCTGTGCCCGGGGGCCGAAACCCTATCCTCGTTGAATTGTTCGGTTACGATGAAGTCCTTGTACCATGTGGACACCGGCTATAACGGGTGGCTTGGGCAAAACATGCCCGACATGAAACAGCTTGATTTCTTGAAATCGCTACAAAAATCATTCAACCTCGTCATCGTTCCTGACACGAACAAACCGAACCACGTCTACATCGAAACGTGGAACGACTACATTGGGTCAGGAATCACCAAGGACTGGTCCGGCAAAATTGATTACTCCAAAGACGTCACGATTGAGCCGACCACTACGCTGCAAAAAAAATGGTACGAATGGTCACACGCTGACAGCCCGGATTTGGTCAATACTCAAGTCAAAAACAGCTTGCAGCGGACATGGGGCCGTCATCGGATTTTAGACACTGAAAACGATTTTGCCGTAGGAGAAATGAAGGTGACTACGGAATTTGCGCCGTTTGTCACTAGCTACATTCCTAATTCGGATTACGTCATTCATCGGTCATTGACGCCGGACGGGGCAGCGGTCAAAAACCCGAAGCCCATGTTGGCTTATTGGAACGGAACCGCAACGGGAGCGCTCACGTTAAAAACGGCAACCGGGAACACATCGCTGGCGTCTTACCCGGTTTTCACAAATTGGTCCAGCTACCCGGTGGAATTGGATGACCAAGCGTTGACGTTTGGCAACGACCAAGCTTTTCACGCCGGGGTGGAATTGCCGCTTGAGACCTTGTGGTACAAATACTGGCGGAACCATTTCACGGAATTGTATTCTGTAGATTCCAGAATGATGACCGCTCACGTATTTTTGACCGGGGCCGACATCAATCAATTTCGCTTTTCAGACAAAATCTACATCCGGGATGCATACTACCGGGTGCATACTATCAGCAATTTTTCTGCAAACGAAATTGGGCCATGCGCGGTCACGTTTGTCAAGCTGTTAGAACCTAAACGGGATTGCGATTACATTCCGGCTTCGATTGATTCAGACACCGGCGTCGTTACGTTTACTGACAGCAATGACGAAACCTCAACCGGCAACCGGTTGTGTTGCGAGAAATACGGCTTCGTTTGGCTCAACAACCGGTGCATGAATGTTAGCCCGGGCCGGTGGCAAAAACCCGGACCCTCGACGGATTTGTCAAGCTTTGAAAACGCCACGGCGGAAATCAATGGCATTCTGGGAGACATCGAAACCAAAACGGATTTGATAACCATTACGTCTCCATTAGACCTTGACGATTTAGCCTCCGACGTAAACATCAACACCACGAATATCACAAGCATCAATGCGGTGCTTGACACTATTCGAAAAACATTCCGGCCGAAATCGGCTACAGAAACATCGACGCGAATCGTTTATGAAGGCGACAAATTCGACGGGATGTCATTTACGCTAAATCAGACAGAGGGTCACATGTCAAGCGCTTCCGGTCGCACATCCATGACGATGAGTGAAAACAGCCCCGGGGTATTTCAGCTTGATTTGCAGGACCAATTAACCACGCCGGGAACCTCAACGGCCATTTACGCTACGGGAAATTCAAGCGGCAACCGGGTGGGCATTAACAATACAAGCCCAAGCGCTACTCTCGACGTAACTGGGTCATTTCGGGCCAGTGGCAACGCCACGATAAACGGCAACGTGAATGGGAGAAATATGAGTGCCGATGGGTCAAAATTGGACGGCATCCAAGCATTAGCGGAAGTCAATCAATTAGCATTCAGCAACATTTCCGTTGGAGGCTCGACCATTCCTGCGAACACAAAAACGGCGACATTTACCCTTGTTGCTGGGACGAATGTCACGTTGACGCCAAATGTGGCTGGACGCTCAATTACGATTGACGCGGCCGGGGGAGGTGCCGCGACCACTGACGAATCAGACCTATTCATGTTTTTTTTCGAGAAATAATGGCGAACGTTTACAACACTACCCAAACCAATATCACTGCAGCGGCGACGTATACTGCAGTATTCACCGCAACTGCCAGTACCAGCTTGATTCGGGCGATTCGCATCGTTCACGATTCAGGGTCTTCCACGGCAACATTGGCGTTGACTAAATCGGGAGGCACGCGTGCGGACATGGGCGAATTTGCTATTTCAGCCAAAACCATGACCAACACTATCACGGAAATTTTGCCGCTGTCCGCCGGCGACGTGATTGAGGTCAAATGCAACCATCAACCTACAAGGGTCTACGTCAGCTACGCGGAAAACGTGGTTTCTGTAGCCGGCCAATCCATCGACGTTCACACAGACGTAGACACGACCGGAAAGGCTAACGGAAATGTTTTGACGTGGGATGCGACCGCCGGGCAATGGGAAGCCGCGGCCCCGGTTGCGTTAGGCGTGACAAGCGTAACGGGAACAGCGCCTATCGTTTCGTCCGGTGGAACTACGCCGGCTATCAGCATAAACGCGGCGACCACATCCACGGATGGTAGCATGAGCGCTGGCGACAAATTGAAATTGGACGGCATTGCAACCGCGGCTGAAGTCAATCAAAACGCTTGGAGCAACATTGCTGTAAGCGGACAAACCACAATCGCAGCCAACGCCAAAACCGACACGCTAAATGTAGCGGCGGCAAATACGAACGTAGCCTTGACTACAAATGCGGCGACGGACACGTTGACTATAGGCATAGCAAATGATTTGGTATTGGCTACAGTGTCTACCACGGGCAACATTGCGGCTATTGGAAATTTGAGCGGGGCTAACATTAGTTCTTCCGGGAACATCAATGCCACCGGCACACTCACAGCGGGAACGGCGGTTTTAGGCACTTTGAGTTTTACCGGTGGCGGAACGTCAACCATTGGGCCTGATAATTCCTTGCCAAATGACCCGGATGATTTAGCTATCCGCTCAAATGGAAACATCGACGTAATTCTGGACTACGATGACAATGAAACGTCCCAAGCCTTTAGAGTAAAAGACGGCGACGGGAACGTCATGTTTAGCGTCGATGAAGACGGCATCAGCGTTGCCAACGGCACGGCATCCACCGGGGCGGTCATCCGGCTGGGCGAAGCAACTGCCAACGGAACCAATTACGTCGCGCTACAATCGGCTACGGCGTTAGCGGCAAACGTCACGTTCACATTGCCAAGCGCTGACGGAACCGCCGGTCAGGTTTTGTCTACGAATGCATCCGGGGCATTGTCATTCGTCACTAAACGACTGGTTCAGGTGACCGGAAAAACAGTCGCTACCGGGGCATGGTCGCTTGTGTCAGGATTTTACGAGGCGTCAATTTCGGATGCCGGCATTAGCGCGACGTCTGTAGTCAATGTGATTCCCGACAATGCAAGCGCTTCGGTTGCGGCAACGGCCGGCGTGCTACCAAGAACAGATAGCTCGGCCGGGGCGGTCAAAATTTATGCGACGGCCATTCCAGCCTCAACCCTTACATTGACCATTAACATCATTGATTTGTAATCATGGCTGTAGGAGAATTTGCAATCCCGCCCACCGCTGGTAGTTCTACGCCGGCATCCACGACGCCGACATTGAGCGTAGTCCAGTCGGCATTTGGAATCATTACTGTCACTATCAGTAATTACGCCAGCTACACTAATCCCAATTTTTCGGCCAGTGCTTCAGTCGGAGGCACGACGACTGTTACCGACCCGAATGTTCGTCACAGCCTTGACGTCTCACAAGGTAAATTGGGCAACCAGCTTTACATTTCTGATTCAAACGCGGCAACGGGAACCCGGACGCTGTCAGTTCGCGCTCAAGAATTTGGCGATTTCAAACAAAGCGCTGCAGCAACCGCGACATACGACGTGACTACAATTAGCGCTCAATACGTGCGGTTTCGCATTGTTACTTCGGCCGGGGCTGCGACCACACAATACGCTGGATTTGCAAACGTTCGGTTGCATACTGGAAGCAACGCCACCGGAACCGCTTATCCCACGACCAACCTAACCAGCGATACAAGCGAAACCGGGATTGTTGTGAGTTCAGGATTTGCAAATTCGGCGACGTATGCGACATGGAAAGCTGCCGATAACAACGCGACCGGCACTTGGTGGTGGTCATTGGGCATCACGAATGCAGCTACAAATTGGTGGCAGATTCGTTTTTTGCCTGCCACGTACCCAACGCCCCCAACAATCAAAAGCATTAGGCTGTACGCCACGAATATGCAAGCGACGCATTTTGAATTGCTGACAAGCACAACCGGGGCATTTGCTGGAGAACAAATTAGCCACGGCATTTTTCCAATCACAAATAGCGCTTACAACACTTATGGCTAACGAAAAAATTGCGATTGAAAGCGTCATTGATGTTTTCAGCGCTTCAGTAATCGCCGACCATTTGGCAGGAAAAAAACTGCAATCGCGAATCAATGTCGCAACGATTTTAGCGCTCGACAATAATGGCACATTGACTGACGAGCAAAAAAACCTCGTTTTAGCCTTGCCGGATGATTACTAAACATCCTGACAAAATCGCGGGCATCGTTTTGCAAGGAATCACCAAGCTTGTTGATACCGAACACAAAACCGGCCGGAATTACAACGCCCTACACTGGCAGGTAACAATGCGCGTCATTGTCATCATAGTAAACACAGCCTTAATTGCCGGTTTAATTGTTTGGGCATGGAGAATCGCGACGTCTATCTAATCGAGGTCAAAACCGTTACGAAGGGTAAAGCCGACGTGGACGCGACCGCCAAATCGGTCAAAAAATTAAGCGACGAATCCAAAAAAGCGGCGGAATTAGCAAAACAACAAGCCGCTGCGGAAAAGGCTGCGGCAAAAGCTGCCGATGAAACCCGGAAGGCGACCCAACAATCGCTGAAACAATGGGATTTTGCTGCAAGGCAAGTGGACCAATTTACGGGCGGGGCTGTATCGGGATTCACCCAAATTCAAAAGGAAATCCGGGGAACGTTCCCTGCGCTTCAAGGAATGAAAGGGGCTATTGCTGCCACCGGCATTGGTTTGTTGGTCGTAGCGGCAGGTCTGTTGGCTCAACATTGGGAATCCATATCGGGCTGGCTAAACTCGGCGTCGGATGAAACCCAAAACCTATTGAATGATTCAAACAATTTGGTTGCTGCAGCGGAATCCCAATTAGACGCTATTGGCGCGACCGAAAACATTTTGAAACTACAAGGGCATACGGAACGGGATATTTTGAAAATGCGAATGCAAGCGACTGACGAAGCGATTGCCGCCAAGGAAATGCAGCTTGCAGCATTGAAACAAACCAAAACCGAACAAACGGCTATAGCCGAACGGAACCATAACATTACCAAGGGCTTACTCATGATGTTGAGCGCCCCGGTCACATTGTTGCTTGGGACCATTGACCAAATTTCGGCCGGGCTTCAAGCGTTAGGCGTCATTGATACCAAACTCAATTTAGTCGATGACGTTTTTGGTGGAATCGCCAGCATGATATTCGACCCGGAGGAAATCGCTGCTGAAGGACAAGCGGCGGTTGATGAGGCTGACAAGGCGCTCACGGATTTGAAAAACCAACGCGCCGGTTACCAATTGCAGCTAACGGCGATGGACAAACAAGCGGCGGATGCACGGGCGGAAAAACGTGCGGCCGATGCAGCGGCTCAAAAGGAACGGGACGATAAGGAAGCGGCGGAAGCAGCCGCCCGCGCCAAGGCTAAAGCCGATGCGATTCTGGCGATTGAGGATGCATTGTGGGACCAACAAGCAACGGACATCGAGCGTGAGGTTCGGGCCATTGAGGACAAATACAACGAACTCGAAGCAATGGCCGTGGAGCATGGATTGTCCACGGTAGAAATCGAAGCTGCCCGTATGGCCGAAATCGACGCCCTTGAACAAAAATATGCGGACGAGGCGGAGAAACGGCGTCAAGAGGAACGCGACAAAAAAAAGGCTGACGATGAGGCTGATGCTGCCGCATTGGTCCAACGTCGCCAAGACACTATCAGCAAAATCAATGAATTGTCTCAAGCCGGTGCGGAATTTGTTTTGAGCCTAATGAGCATGACCCAAGCGGCCGACGAACGGACGGCAAAAAAACGATTCCAAATCGCAAAAAAAATTCAGCTTGGTGCGGCCATCATGTCCACGGCCCAAGCAATTATTGCTGCGTTAGCGGCCCCGCCGGTTGGTTTAGGGTTCCCCGCCGGTTTGCCCGGTGCGGCTATGGCGGCAATGACCGGCACAACCTCCATCGCGTCGATTGCTTCACAGAAATTTGAATCCGGGGCGGCGACCCCACCGCCGGCGCCTTCCTTGTCAACCGCAACGGCCAGTAACAGTGCCAGTCCACAAATTGATTTGTCGTGGATGGGACAAGGGTCTGTAATGAATCAACCGGTCCGGGCCTACGTCTTGGAGCAAAATGTCACGACATCACAACAATCAAACCAGCTAATCCTCGAACAATCCAAATTATGAAAATCATCGAATTAGTACTTGACGAGACCAGTCCTGACGACGGCGTGCAAATGATTTCGTTAGTCAAGGAGCCGGCCATTGGCAGCTATTGGGTAGCGCTGTCGGAATCCATACGGCAACAAAAATTCACTCAAACAAATCCTGAAAAACGGGTGGTCATGGGGCCAGCTATGATACCGGATTTGCCCATCATGCGACGAGACCCTGATGGGACGGAATACCACGTCTATTTCAGTCAAGCCACGATTCGCCGGTGCATGGAAATGTATTTTCAGCAAGCCCGGCACCTCAAAACCAATTACGAACATGCGGACGAAATTCGCGGCGTTGCTGTAGTGGAATCATGGATTGTCGAAAACCCAGACCTTGACAAATCAAAAATTTACGACCTCAAGGTTCCACGTGGAACATGGATGGTAGCAATGAAAATTGAGAATGAAACAATCTGGGAAGAATTTGTCAAAACCGGCGACGTCAAAGGATTCAGCATCGAGGGTCAATTTCGAGACAAATTGCAAATGGCCGAAACGCCACCGGACTTGCCCCCGGCTGACAAATTGATTGCGGAATTAGACGCTATGCTGGGTAAGAACCCATCGTGAAATCACTCTACACTACAAACCCAAATCATTGCACATGGACATCATGCAAAGGGTGAACCAGCTTTTTAAGCAATACGACGTCAAGCTTAAAGCGGTTGCCCAACAAATCAAAATGGCCGAAGCCTCTTTAGAGGACGGAACGACCATTGAAACCGACGCAGAATCGTTCGCTGTAGGCGCGGCTGTATTCGTTACGTCGCCTGAAGGAAATCAAATTCCGTTGCCGGACGGAGAATACAAGCTGGCCGACGGAACCAAAATCGTCGTGGCTGAAGGCGTAATTGCGGAATTGGAAGCGGGTGCTTCCGAGGAAGAAGCGCCCGTACCTGCGGAAATGTCCGGTTACGTCACCCGGCAGGAAGTGGAAGACCTGATTGTTCAGGCTTTGTCCGGCGTGGTCAAGGAACGTATGGCGGCTATTGAACAAGTCCGCGTCGAAATGGCAACCCAAAAAAAGGCTGTTGCTGAAAAAATGGCCAAACAAACGCCTTTGAGCCGTGAGCAAAATGTCAAACCCGAACCCGTCGATGTGAAAGCACTCAAAGGCATCGAGCGGGTCCAAGCCTTGCAAACCCAATTTCAATGAAAAAATATCGCTTCGCTCTCGACACCGGGGATTCGTTAAACATCACTGGAGTCAATTACGCTGGTGAAGCCGCTGTTCCATACGTTGCTCCGGCCGTATTGTCTGCGGAATCCATCACCAACAATTATCTGAAAGTCATTCCCGACGTCAAATACAAGCTGAATTTGCAAAAAATCAGCGGCGTTTCTGTTCAAACGGCAACATGCGATTTCGGCATTGGTTCGGCAGATGCGGTCACGTTGACCGACGTAGTGCTGGAACCGGTTGACCTCAAGGTCAATTACGAATTGTGCAAGGCGGATTTGCGTCAGACGTGGGCGGCTTCACAAACCGGGTCCAATTTGGCTTCGCAGCTTCCCAACGATTTCACCACGTTTTTGCTTCAGTACACGGCTGCGAAGGTTGGCGAAATCATTGAATGTAACATCTGGCAAGGTGGTTACGATTTCAACGGAACCACGGCAGGCACTCATTTGGTCAACAATTTCAACGGAATTTGCAAGCGCCTGATTGATGGAACGCCCGGCTACGAAAAAACCCCGGCGGGTGCATTTACCGCAGATGCTAACGCTACGACTGGCGTATTGACCCATCTCGACGATTTGGTCAACAACACGCCGTCTGTGATTCAGAACAATCCGAACGCCGTCATTTACATGAGCCGGGCTACGTTGTTCAAATTGCACCGGGCCACGTCTACGCTCAACACTGGTCAGATTATCATTGGCGGTGTAGACCGGCCGACGGCATGGCTTGGATTCCCCATTATCACTCCAGCGGGATTCCCGAACGACACGCTGATTATGTCGTATCCTGAGAATTTTGTGTTTGGCACGAACGCCTTGACGGACCACACGTCGGCAGACGTCGTAGACATGAGCAAAACCGACGCTTCGGACAATGTGCGGGTTGCCATGCGCTTTAGCGGTGGAACACAAATCGTTCACATCGGCGACGTAGGATTTGTAACCCGCGCAAGCTAATTCTGCATAACCATGCCATGCGGAATTACCATAGCGGGTAGATTATTCCCGTGCAAGACGGCCATCGGTGGCGTCAAGCAAATCTGGATTTGCGAATGGTCTGATGGTTTTTGGGAGGCACCGGTCGCCGGCAACGTCGCCGATTCTGCGTCAGCAAAAACTTTGAAGAATTTTGAAATCGCAAAAAATTCAGGTTCGTTCACGCAAACCGTCACCTCGAGCATTGAAAACGGCACAATTTTTTACAGCCAAGTGCTGGAAATTACGCTGCCAGTATTGAGTGCTACGACGTCGGTTGCGATTCACGATTTGCTCAAATCGCGGTTGGCTGTGGTAGTCCAAGACAATAATGCAAATTATTTCGTCATGGGATTGAACCACGGAGTAGAGGCCAGCGGCGGGGCGATTCAAACCGGAGCAGCAAAGGGAGACCTCAATGGCTACCAGTTGCAATTTACCGCCGAGGAGAATTTGCCAGCGCCGACGGTCACTAAGGCTACGACCGGAACCGATTTGATTTGGACCTTGGCTACGGCTTAACGAATCAATGCACATTGACTATGAGGGGAGGGGATGACCCTCCCCTTTTTTTTGAATCATGGAAATTACGGCCAACGCTACCAATCAGGCTTTGTACATGACGTGCGCGGAACAAACGCCAAGCACGGCTGCGCTGTACTGGCTACAGTTCACAAATGTCGCCACCGGCGAGCAAAAGGTCTGCCGAGGTACCCCGGTCATTCATAATTCGCGCTACACGAAATTTCTGATAGCCACTAACACGAACGACCCGACAATCGGCATTTACGCTGTAGAACCGGGTACATTTTTGTGCAAGGCTTTTTGGACGTCATCATTTGCTACAGCCTTGAACACAGCAAATTTGGCCGAAACCGGAATCGTGAAAATCGTAGATTCAACCCCGGCAATCAAGCCGACGTATCAATCAGCAAGCAGCTCAAATGTCATCGTCTACCAAGAATAAGCTATACGCTTTCAGTTTGCCGACGTTGGAACCGGCAAATTACGCTGAAAAATCCACCAACAAAGGCTGGGTCGAGTATGGGGATGGAAACGCTTTCCCGGATTATTTGCTGACGCTATACAATGAATCCGCGCTGCATCATGCGCTGTGCGACGGCATCGCTTACATGATGCACGGAACGGGATATGCGCCTACCGATTTGACCGCAAAATTGAGGTACGAACAATTTAACCTCGACGATGAATTGCTCAAGTGTCAGCTTGACTACATAATTCACGGCGGATTTGCCTTGGAGGTTCAATGGTCGCTTGACAGAACTACAATCGAATCGGTTTATCATTGCCCGTTTGAGAACATCCGGGCCGGAGTTTGCGGCGAAGACGGGATTGTGCATTGGTACTATTACAGCACTAATTGGCACAAACATGGCGTCAAAAAACACCGGGTCAGGGCATGGGCGCCTGATGAGGCCGTGGAACATCCGCGACAAATTTTGTACGTCAAGCCGTTTTCACCGGGCAGCTATTACTACCCGAAACCATCCTACATAGGGGCCATCAATTACATTGAACTGGACAAGGAAATCGGTCTGTTTCATGTGAACAACAT